CGCTGGCTTCACGATTTACTGTCCACCCACGGCCAGCGGCTCAGTGCGCCGGAGACGGACGATCCGATGATGGCCGGTGCCTCTTCGCCGGCGTTGGAGCGATATCGGGAGGAGCGGGCGAAGTTGGCCCGGCTCGAACGGCTCCAGAAGGAAGGACAGCTTCTGCCGCGGGAGGCGGTCCACGAGGCCCTGGTGCGGATCGCCGCGATCTTGCGCTCGGCCGGCGAGATCTTGGGCCGGGAGCACGGCCCGGAGGCGCAGGACGTGCTGAACGAGGCCCTGGACGACGCGCAACGCGAGATCGACCGCAGTTTTGGTGAGCGTGAGGGTGAGGGTGATGTTGCCTAACCTGATGAATCTGACCGGCGAAACGGCTCAGGCGGTCCGCGCGGAGCTCTACTGGACTTTGGGCACGGCCCGGGCGCACCGGGTCCGGACGACCCGCCAGTTTGCCGAAGAGGAGATCGTGATCCCCGAGGGCCGCTACCAGGGGCGGAAGTGGCGGGCCTACCGGCAGCCCTACGGCGCGCTGCTGTTCGACTGTTTCGATCACGGCCCCTGGCGGCGGCGGGCCGTCTGCGGATGCGTGCAATCGGGCAAGACCTTCCACGCCTTTGTGGTCCCGATCGTCTACGTCCTCTTCGAGCTGATCGAGCCGGTGGTGGTCGGGGTGCCGACGATGGATCTCGCGCATGATAAGTGGCAGGACGAGATTCTGCCCGTGATCAGGCGGACCCGGTACGTCGATCTCTTGCCGCTGCATGGGGTCGGCAGCCGCGGCGGCAGTCGCGTCGAAGAGATCACCTTTCGCAACGGGGCGAAGCTGAAATTCATGTCGGGCATGGGGGGCGACGAGAAACGGTCGGGATTCACCGCACGGGTGGTGGTGGCCACCGAGGTCGATAAGTTCGACGAGGCGCGGGAGGCCAGCCGGGAGGCGGACCCGATCTCGCAACTGGAGGGCAGGACGGAATCCTACGACCAAGAGGCCGAAATCGACCTGGAGTGCACCGTATCGACCAAGGCCGGCCGGATCTGGCAGGAGTATATCCAGGGCACGGCCACGCGAATCGTGCATCCCTGTCCGCATTGTGGCCGGCTGGTCAGCCCGGAGCGAGAACACCTGCACGGCTGGCAGGAGGCCGAGACCAAGCTCCAGGCCCGGCGGGAGGCGTACTTCTGTTGCCCGGAATGCGCGGAGCGGCTGTCGGAGGCCCAGCGTCGGCAGATGGTGCAGCAGAGTCGGCTGGTCCACCGTGGGCAGGAGACCACGCCTGACGGCCGAATCGTCGGCGAGCCGATCGAAACGGACACGCTCGGCTTCCGCTGGTCCGCGTTTCAGAATCTGTTTTGGTCCACCGGCAAGATCGGGGCCAAGGAATGGGCGGGGGCCCGGGCGGAAGACGAGGAGAACGCCAAGAAGGCCCTCTTGCAGTTCACCTGGGCCTTGCCGTACGAACCACCGCTGTGGGACGACACGCCGCTGGTGGCGGCCGTGGTCCGCAAGCGGTTCGGCCGCGAGACGAAGGGGCTGGTGCCCGAGGACGCCAAGTGTCTGACCGTCGGCGTCGATCTGGGAAAGCGGGTGGGCTGGTGGGTGGCGATCGCCTGGCGGGAAGATGGGAGCGGGCACGTCGTCGATTACGGGACGTTCGAGATCCCGTCGGACGATCTGGGCGTGGACCGAGCGATGTTGGCGGCCTTGCGTGATCTGAAGGAAAACCTGATCCTGCCGGGCTGGGCCACGCGCCCGGGCCAGCCGCGGGTGGCCGACCAGGTCTGGATCGATGCCGGCTATCAGGGCGACCGGGCCCGGGGAGGAGACGGCACGGAACCCGTCTATGCCTTCATTCGCGAGCAGGGTCGGGACCGGCGGTTCCGGCCCACGTTGGGGCGCGGAGCCGGGCAGGAGTATCGCAAGTCGTACACGCGGCCCAAGAAGACCGGCGCCGAGGTCAAGCATATCGGGGAGGGCTACCATGTGGCGTGGCAGCCGAAGCACCGCGTATTCGTGGTGGAGATGAACGCTGACCTTTGGAAATCCCAGTTGCACGAACGACTCGCTACGCCGGAGGATCAGCCCGGGGCCTTGCGTTTTTTCCATTCGACGAATCCGAATGAACACGTCACGATCTCCAAGCACTTTACGGCCGAGAAGATCGTCGAGGAGTTCAAGCCGGGCAAGGGTCTGCTCCGCCGCTGGGTTCGGCAGTCGCGGGCCAACCACTATTTCGACTGCGCGTATGCGGCCTGCGCGGCCGGGCACCTGCTGGGCGTGCGGATCATTGCGGAGTCGACTCCGGCGCGGACGTCCGGGCCGACGATCCGACCCACGCCGGTGCGGAGACCGGACGGGCGGGCTTTCTTGATCACGGAACGGTAAGAGGGGCCGGTAAGTCGAACCGTGACAATCGAGATCCCCATGATCGACGGGGCGGTGAGCCCGGTTCGGCACCTGGACGTCCAGTTCCGCAATCGACGGCAGCGGGAGACGGCGGCGAAGATTTTCCTCGCCCTGCACCGGGCCGACGCCCGGCTGGCGGACGGGAGTCACATCGATCGGGCCAGCCATGCAATGGTCTGGATGATCGAACAGGTGGCCGAGGCCCTGGAAGCCGGTGAGGGGGGAGGGGGTGACTGAGCACTCCCCACTTGGAAGTTCCCGTGGTCCGCTTAGAATATCCACCAATACAATATCCGCGAAAGGACCAAAAAGTGACTGAGCCAAAACACACGGCGGGGCCCTGGACTTGCAAGTATTTCGAGGGTGACCACGGGCGAGCCACGATCGAAAAAGATAGGGGCAAAGACAACACCGGGTTCTTTCTCCCTATCGCTTCTGTCTGCCAGGTCTACAGCCTGGGACGCGGTGGGCGTGCAACGCCCGAAGCGGAGGCCAATGCCTGCTTGATCAGCGCTGCTCCGGACTTGCTGGCCGCGTGCAAGTTCTTAATCGGGAAATGCCATGCCGAAGGTATTGACGTTGTCGGCGGCCCCGATGAACAGGACTTTCTGGCCGCAAAGGCGGCCATCGCCAAAGCGGAGCCAAATCCTTGACCGTAGGTCAAGCTGGCCACTCACCACTCACCAGTCGCCACTCCTCACTTCCCGCAACGGACTTTCCGGCTCCGGATTCTCCGGATTCTCCGTTGGCGCGCAGTAATCGGGCCACCGGATGCGGTAGGATGGGAGGCGTATGTCCCAGCTCAGCTCCGCATCGACCGACGCCCAGGTCTGGGCCGCCTACGACGACAACGCCTCCTACGCCGAAGACGGCGACACGGCCAAGTGCCTGATCTTTCAGACGGCCTGCCGGATGCTCTTGCGCCGCACGCCGAAGCTGGCGGCCCTGGCCGGGCGCGGCGGTCACGAGATCCAGATGGACGTGGCCCTGCTGCGCGAGGAGCTGAAGGCGGCCGAGCGGTGGTACGCGCTGGCCAATGGCACGGGACGGGTGACGCATCTGAGCCTGGAAAACTACCGACGCTGACCGCGGAACATGGCCCGACGCAGACGAATTGAGCAGCCGAGCTTGACGGCCTGGTTTGACGGGCTGCGGGCCGACTATGACGCGGCGAAGTCGAACCGGTTTACGCGGGTCCGATCGGGCGTGGCCACCGGCGGATCGGGGGCGGATCATCACTACCGCAGCGAATCGCAGTATCTGAAGCTGATGGAATACGCCCGGGACCTCGACCGCAACGATTTGGCGGTTGGACAGATAATCAGCCGAGCGGTGGAACAGACGATCGGCGACGGGTTTCCATTGGACGTCAACACCGGAGACGAGAAGGTCGACGTGGACCTCAAGGCCAGCTGGAAGGATTGGAGCGAGGACCCCGAGCAGTGCGACGTCCAGGGCGAGAAGACCTTTTGGGACATGGAGCAGCTCACTTTGAGACAGACGCTGGTCGACGGTGACATCCTGGCCCTGCCGTTGCTGGAGGGATCGCTGGAGATGACCGAAGCCCACCGGCTGCGGACGGCCACCAATACCACGCGGAACGTGGTGCACGGGATCTTGCTCGACCAGCGGCGGCGCCGGCTGGAATACTGGTTTACGCGCGACGAGATCGACCCCATGCGCCCGGTCGCGCGGGTGAGCGACATGCGGCGGATCCCGGCCTACGGCGAAGACGGTTTTCGGCAGGTCTTTCACGTCTACAATCCCCGGCGGATCTCACAGACGCGAGGGGTCACGGCGCTGGCACCGATCTTCAACGCGACCACGATCATCGACGACACGATCTTTGCCAAGCTGATCCAGTCCCAGGTTTGCTCGGCGTTTGCGATCTTTCGCAAGCGCGGGCCGGAGTGGCAGAATGCGACCGCCGGCGAGGGCGGCCAGTACGGGCCCCGCTCGACCGAGACCCGCACCGACGGCACGACGCAACAGATCGAGGGGATCGGCCCGGGGATGGAAATCAAGGGCGAGCCGGATGAGGACCTCGAGGGGTTTTCGCCCAACGTGCCGAATCCGGAGTTCCTGCCGTTTGCGAAGTTCATCCTCCAGATGGTCGGGGTCAACATCGGGATGCCGCTGGTGCTCGTGCTGCTGGACGCGAAGGAGACAAATTTCAGTGGTTGGCGCGGCGCGATGAGCACGGCCCGGGACGGGTTTCGACGCAATCAGAAATGGCTGCGGACGAAGTTGCATAGTCCTGTCTATCGTTGGAAGGTCCGGCAGTGGATGGCGAAGGACGCGGCGCTGCGCAACGCCGCGAAGCAGACGGGGATCAATATCTTCGGCCACCGATTCCAGGGGGCGGCTTGGCCCTACATCGAGCCGACGAAAGATGCCGCCGCCGACCTGTTGCGGGTCCGCAACGCCCTGAGTTCGCATCGGCGGGTCGCCAGCGAGCGGAATGTCGACTGGGACGATCTCTCCCAGGAGATCGTGGAGGACAACGCCAAGCTAATCGAAAAGGCTTGGCTCCAGGCCGAGCAGCTCAAGAAAGACTATCCGGGGCTGGATGTCACCTGGCGGGATTGCGCCTCCCTCCCCACGCCCGACGGGGTGAAGGTGACACTGACAACCGACAGTCCCCGAGATGGCGGAGACTGAATGCTGAATGCAGAATGCAGAAGGCAGAAAGAAGTGACGCAAGAGCTACCCACGATCGATCTGGCCGGCCTGGAAACACTCGGGCCGGACTTGAATCTCGACCAGTACCTCGGGCTCTGGGCGATTGACGAGGGGCGGTTCCTGCTCTTGTTCGATCAGGTGGCCCGGTCGGATCTGATCGCCCACGTCCAGGCCCGAGACGCCGAAAGCCCGCAGGCCGCGGCCAGGGTAGGCCGCCGCCAGGCCCAGGACGTCGCGGTCGCCGTGATCGAGATCAACGGCACGATGACCAAGCGGGGCAGCAGCCTGAGCGCCGCGGGCTCCACAGTCCGCATTCGCCAGGCGGTCCGGCAGGCGGCCCGCGACGAGACGATCGGGGGGATCGTACTGCGAATCGATTCGCCCGGCGGCACCGTGGCCGGGACGTCCGACCTCGCCCGCGAGGTCGCGGCGGCCGACCGCCAAAAACCTGTACTAGCGTACATCGAGGACCTTACGGCCTCGGCCGCCTACTGGGTGGCCTCGCAGGCCCGGAAGGTGTTTGCCAACGATCGGACGGCGATGGTGGGTTCGATTGGGACCTACGCCGGGCTGTATGACTATTCGGGCTACGCGGCGGCCCGCGGGATCCGGCCGGTGGTGATTCGGTCGGGCCAGTACAAGGCCGCTGGATTCCCCGGAACCGAAATCACGCCCGAGCAGCGGGAGTATTGGCAGGAGCTGATCGACAAGACCCAGGCCGAGTTCACCGCTGGCGTGGCGGGCGGCCGGAAGCTGTCGGTGGCCCGGGTGGCCGAGCTGGCCGACGGCCGGATTCACCTGGCCGAGGACGCCCAGCAGTTGGGTCTGATCGACGGGATCCAGACCTTTGAGGAGACGATGGACCAGCTCATCGAGCTGGTTACTACAAGAGACCTTAGCAAATCGAGGAGAAAGAGCATGTCCGAAGAGACTGCCCAAAGCGAAGCGGCCCGTGAACTGACACC